TCAGATAGCATCTCCATAGACGATCGAGGATCAATCTCACCCCCTGCGTGGAGAAACCTGAACCCGGAATCGGCGTCGGCCGCCGCCTCGGCCCGTTCTATTTTTTGCAGAAGACTATTTCCTGAGAGCCTCTGTTGATATCCTCGTCCCACACGAGGAGTTTCTGCGAAGTACAGGCCGTGCCCAAACGCCTGTGCCCCCTCTCCAGTACCGATCCGATTCATCTCAAACCGATTGAATGGCGGGTATGGCGACCCATGATAGGCGCGTATCCCTCTTGGGACCGTTTCCCCGCTGAGTGTCCGAATAACCTGCGGGGCGAGTGAGCCCGTAACGTCCGCCCGCGGGATCGTCTTCCCACTCAGTGTCCGAATAACCCTCGGGGCGAGTCTCGCAGCTCTCCCGATCACGGCACCCAGCGGGTTCGCAAAGTCCGCAGCGGAAGAAATGGCAGATGACTCATCAAGGGGATCGTCCATGCCCAACGCGCTCATGACCTTCTTCGCGACCTGCTCAGGCCCTGAGTCGAAGACAGACGGATCGGTACGTCCCTCTCCAAAGACGTGTTCGGACATCGTCCTCTGGCTGGGATTGACGATGACGGGGCGTTGCGGCGGCATGGTTACACGAGCGGCTCTGACGGCGACCCGTTCGGGCCGCTGGCGAGTGCGGCCTGGATTTGCGCGGCCATGTTCGGCGGACCCTGCGCCTCGTCGACGTTGGCCTGCACCTGTCCCATGGACTGCTTGACGGTTTCCCCGGCGGCAATGGCGGCGGCTTGTTGCGTCGCTTGGGCCACCGCGTTCTGCACGGCGGCGTCTTGCGCGCCCTGTGCGGCGGCGTCGGCCTGCTGCTGGAGGAAGTCACGGTGCAGATTCCACTGGGCGATGAAGGCGTTCTTGATCGGCGGCGAGCTGGACACATACTCGCTCGTCATCATGGCCGCTTCGAGCTCGTCCATGAAGATGCTGTGTGGATAGAACGGCATCGGGGGCTCGACCGGCTCTCCGCGCCAGAGTTTGGCGATCATCTCCTGTGCGAACTTGCGCCCTTGGGCCTCTTTTCCTTCGCGCTCTAGATCGTAGCCTTGAAGGTCGCGTGCGATCTTGCTCACGTCGGGTCGTCCGGTGCGCGGATCCATGTAGAGAATCGAGAGCGAGGAGTTCAACCGCTCTCTGACGCGGGCCTCACGGAGCGCCGAGAGTTCGGGAATGAGTGAGCGTCGATCGACGGTGATGTTGTATTCCGTCCCGGCGCGGAGCACCTCGGAGGTGTGGAAGACCAGGACTTCGTCCCGCAGGCCACGGCCGGCGTAGTTGAGGGTGCGGACGGGCGGATAGAACTGTTTCACCCGGTTGACGCGCTGCTGTTTCACGCGGGCGAAACGCTCGCCCAGGTGTTGATAGAGCGGGCCGTCTTCGGAGTCGAGAATTTCCTGCAACATCGGCACGGCGAGTGGCCCGCGCAGTTGTCCGGGGAAATTACTGTTGCTCATGAGATCCGACCCACCGGCCTTGTCGAGAATCTGGATCACGAGGCGGATGGAGTCCATGAACCAGCCCGGCAGCGACGGTCCCGGCAGGCGGGCCACCATGAGCTTGCCGTCTTCGTTGAGGCCGTCATTGACGTATCCGGCGTAGTCGGCTGGCAGATCCTTGTCGGTCAGGTTCGGACCGAGCAGCACGAGGTCGTAGATGCTGGCGTTGGCCTGCTCGCCCAACTGGGACATGCGTTTGTTCAGGAACTTGTTTGCCGGGACCAGGTCGGTCACGAAGTCCGCGCCCCAGAACGACGTCGCCGCCGGATCGAAGTGATAATCGGTGAGCGGAATTTCCTCGTAGGGGTTCGGCCGGTCGTCCAGCACGACCTTGTTAGGAACGAAGAAGACCTCCCGGCCTTGCGGGTACTGATCGGACGGCGGCTCATACCCGGTCACGAAGAGGGCGATGTCTGGATCATCGGCCCCCTTGCTGCCCTGAATGGCGGGCACGAGGTCGGAGAGGTTCGTGCCAGAGTGCGCCGGCCCGAGTTGTTTGAGTTGCGTCTTGATGAGGTTGAGGTCGCCGCCCTTCGCCTGCGCGGCCAGGTCTTCACCGAAGAGACTCGCGATCCAGGTCAGCGTTTTCATCTCCGCGACATAGACGCGCTGTCCGGGGGCCAGGCTTTGCAGATCACGCACGGACGCATCGACGAAGACGTTGAACGGGCCGAAGACCTGTGATCCGACGTCCCCGACGCGTGACATGTCGTTGACCATCGAGAACGATTCCGGCGCACGGCCCTGCTGCTCGACCAGCGCGGTCACCTGGGAGTCGGGGATCTCCTCGTTCGTCTGCGAGTCCAGCCAGATATGCTCGCCGGTCGCCTCGTCGACGCGGGGGAGCGGTTCGGTGGACGCGTCGGGAATCCACGCGGTGCGTTCCACGGCGACGCCCCCGATCAGCATCCACCAGAGCACTTCCCACTGCCGCATCTCCTGCGAGAGCTTGGCATCGAGGGCCAGGATCATCTTATCGACGATTTCGGCCTGGTTGAGGGACTGCGGATTCGCTTTATTGGGTGACGCGCCGAAGCGCATGCCAATGGAGGAGATACGACCGATTTTTCGTCTGAAGTGCTGCTTGATCAGGTTGAAGACGAGATGGAGTTTGTTGGCGTCCAGCTTCGGCTGCGTCAGCGTCGTCGGCGTGTGCTTGATGTAGTGCTCACCGTGATAGAAGCACAGATTATTGAGAATCCGTCCCTCCACACCGCCATTTTTCCGATGTTTCTGCTGCTGGAGCCGTCTGAAGTCCTTGGAGAGGTCGTCCAAGACGGGATCGGTAGCCATGAGGCACAGAATAGCCTATTTGTCACGCTCAGTGCGATCCCATATTCGCGTCGGGAAATTCATCCTCACCGAGGGGCTCCTCCCTGAGCAGACGCAGGAGGCTATCCAGCTTGGACTCGACGCGCTGGGCGATCGTTTCGACGCGAACCAAGCGAGACTCGAGACGGGCGTCGCGATCGTGGCTCACCAGCGCATCACGAGGGAGGGCCGGCACACGCCGTGGGGTCTTCGTCGGGGTCGACTCCGATGGATTTGATGTACGCATGCATGAGGCTCATTTTCTCTGTTCGTGCGTGAATGTCGAGGGGCGAGGCGGCGAGACTGCGTTCGACGGAGACTTCTTTCATGATGAAGCCGATCATATCGTCGAGCATGGCGACCTGTCGCTCGAGATGGGCGAGGCGCTCTTTCGTCGACGGACGAAACGACGGTTCACGGCGGACGTCCATTCGTTTATCCGTTCCCCAGGTGAATATCGGCGGTCGTGGTGGACGGCGTCACATTATCCTCCAGGTATTGTTCCAAAAACCCTTTTTTCTGGGCGATGGGGCGCTGGGTGATCCGTGGACGGCGGCTGAGAATGTGTTCCAGGCAGTCCAGCGTGTGGTCGGACCGTTTGATGCGCGCGTATTTACCGGTCGAGGAGGCTTCATCCGGCCATTTCGCGTTTTCGAGTTCGTAGGGGAGCACCTGGAGCCACGGGGCGAGGTGGACGCGCTCGTTGGCGAAGTATTCACGCGCGATGGAGACGCGGGTCTCGAGGCGCGTCTTGTTGCCGAGCAAGCGGAGACCGTAGCGTCGCATTTCCTCTTTGAACTGGCTGTTCTTGTCGGCCCAGGCCATGGGGACGCCTCCGAGCCGGGTCATGGTCGCGACCACGTCGGTCGCCCATTCAGGGGTACTGATGTCATTGAGTTCGCACTGGTCGGAGATGTAGCGGTAGTTGGGAAACTCGGCGAGGGCGAACGCGTGGTTCTCGGTGTCGATGGCGACGATGAGGGCGGAGAGGAACGTCCCCGTGTCGGCCGCGAGGTAGAGCTGGCAGTCGTGCGGAAGGCGCAGATCCGAGAGCGTGGAGAGACGGGTCACGCCGCATCCTGCGCGGGATCCGCCCACCATTCGGGGTGGGTCTGCCGGGTGAACTGCCGTTGTCCGCGCTGGTAGTTGTAGACGCGGCCGACGTATTCCCCGAGCTTGCCTTCCCAGGCGACGGCAAATTGATCGCGGGTCATGAGTCCCCCTTTCTGGGGGTGGTCACGGTCGTATTCCTGCTGGCTGAAGGTGTAGGGGTTTTCACGGGCGTGGACGCCACAGGTGCAGTGCCAGTCGGCGAAGCTGGGGTCTTGCCCGTGTCCGCGCTCGTGAAAGACCGTCACCCACGGCCGGTCGGCGGTGGTGGTGAAGACGGCGGACCCGCGTCGTTTGCGGAGATTCTGGGCGACGGACTTGAACGCCGAGAGCCCTGGCAGCATGTAACTCTCGCAAAAGTAGTAGGCGTCCCGCTCCTGCCCCTTGAGCATTTCCTTCTGCTCCCAGGAGCGGCACTCGAAGCGCGCCCCCGTGCTTTTGATCTCGATGAGCATGCGACCGGACTTCGGCTGGTTGTGATAGCGCGTGTAGGGCAGGCCGAGGCCGCGATCGGAGAGCAGGAACTCGGCGAGGTAGTCGAACTCCGGCGTGCAGATTTGATACTGGAGGCCGATGATGTCGACGCGGGCGCCGGGCACGGCGGCGAAGCCGGCGAGGTAGAACGCCCCGCTCCACGACTTCCCCGACTTGTAGGCGGCGAGGTCGGCGAGCACCTTGGCCTTGCCTCCGGGGCGTTCGGTGATCCCCATGCGCTCGACGGTGGTGTTGGCCCGCCGGATGTTGACGAACCGTGTGGTGGCCTGTGGGTGTGCGGGCTTTCCCGTGAGCTGATAGCCGTCCGAGGCGAGAATCCAGTCCGCCTGGTGCTCGAACAGGGCGATGCCGAGTTTGTCGGCCATGTAGCGCCGGAACGTGTAGACGAGCGCATCACGCTCCTGGGTGTTCATGACTCATCATGCGTCGTCATGATCGCCAGTCGCCGGGCCACCTCCTCCTCGTCGGACATGACGCCTTCGGCGAGATAGACCTCTTCGAGTGTTTGAGTGACGGCCTCGGTGACGGGGAGATCGGCCGGGTCATCGTGCGTCGCCTCGATCGTCTCGTGGACGCGTGAGTCGTCCTGCTGCTCGAGGAACTGGCGCTGAAAGTCGCTCATGGCATCGGTCGGCCCGCTGCTCGCCATGGTGGCGCGCTCCAGGGTGAGACAGGCCATCTCCATTTTTCGGAGATCAGGGCCGATCGCGCTGTCCAGGGTCTTGTCTTTCAGGAACGACGCACACTCCCCGTAGAAGTGGTGGAGCGCCTTGAGGTAGCCGGCGTCGTGGTCGGTCTTCGCCTTACGTCTCGCCATACAGCACCCTGCCCATGGGAGACGTTATACCAAGGTCACACAGGCATGTCAAAGAGACGTGGACCCAGTGTTCGCTTTCATTTCGTCTACTTTTCGCCGAAATCTCAAACTTCTCGACGAAATCTCGAACGAATAGTCGCCTAACCCGTTCATCCATAAGACGTTCTCGATGTTCCCCACCTTCTCTCGCGCTTGGACGAAATTTCGTTGGGCTCGGACGACATCTCGCTGGCACGCTCGTTAACAACAATACGCCCCCGTTTGATGCCGCATGGTATGCGATCAAGCACGATATGGCCCCTCGCCAGGCGAGAGTCAAACGCGAGATCAGGCGAGAGCCAACGCGAGAACAGGCGAGGGGGGGCGAGAAAAGCGACACAGCCCTACCATGAAAATAAACTGACAACAGGCTGTCACCCACCTCACCCCGATCCCTGTAAGTCGTTGAGCATTTCCTCGGATTTCACCCAAAACATCCAAAAACCCTTAAGGGGCAAACCCTGTGCCACTCGCGTTCTGAGCCCGCTCCGCCATCCTTGACGTTTTCCCCCATCTACTAAAGGAAGTACGTACGTACGTTGCCCGTGGCTCCGTCAGGAGCGAGGGCGCCGAATACGGCCAGACGCCGATGAGTCATACGACAGGTGTCGTGATGATATGGAGGAATCGCGCGTAAACCATAAGATGGCTCGGGCATAATCCATGCCAACTTACCCCCTCCCCCCCCCTGTCTGGGAAATT